GAAACTATGAGGCATTCGTCAGCGCCTTGAACCTGTTCAACAGATTGAAGGAGTTGAAATGACTGACAAAAGTGAAGAGAGTATTGGGTCGATGGTTGAGTTCCACGTGAAGTCAGCACTTACGATCTTGGATGATGTAGTTTATAATCGGGTAGTCGATCCAGAGATGGTATCTGAATACCTTTACGAACCCATGGTTAATTCGGAGGATGATCATGAGCAAGAAGTCTGGAAAGCGATACGAAAGTACATCGAAAGATGAGGTAGTATGGGGTAAGGGATCATCCTTTAACGTATGTGATTCAGTTGGCGGTACTAACTGGGGTGCTGAAAGATACAGGACTATGGACAATAAATGGAAGTTCATAATCACTAATCATTCTGGCACTGGTACATGGTACGATCACTACGGGATGGGTGAGTTTGATACAGTTGAAGAACTGAATCTAGCAATTATAAATACGGTGGCAAGAAAGAATGGAAGAGAATATTGAGTTGACTTGGTACGAAGCAAAGTTAGCAACTGAGGTGGGCGTCAATAGATGCCTATCCTCATGGGCTAAAGGCAGTGAACACGCAGCCGGGTATAAACCTAAAGACCTTTTCGATACCAACATAAAGGCAGCAGCCAGTGAGATGGCGGTGGCTAAGTACCTTGGTATCTACTGGGATGGTAGCGTGAACACATACAAGTCACAGCCAGACCTAGCACCAGACATTGAGGTGCGAATGAGTATGATGGTTCCACCCTGCCTAATCATTAGACCTAACGACAAGGAAGGTATGCGTTATGTACTGGTCAAAAATATGTGGGTGCATGGTCGAAGACCCAAGTTTCAGATACTGGGGTTTCAAAGAAAAGAACTAATGAAAGACAAATGGCTCACAGACTTTGGACAGGAGCGTCCTGAGTGTTGGGCTGTACCAATGAAGGAGTTATTGCCTATATGATTATAGAGCCAGAAGATGATGAGATATTTGTAGACAATCTCAATAGAACGTGGGTGTCGGATTCTTGGTTACGCAAGCAGACCGTCACTCACTCAACCGAAGGATGGCATTTAGCCGTGGTTGAGCGTATCAAGGGTAGGATGACTACCCGCAAGGGAGCCGAACCCAAAGTGATGAAGGGTAAGGTATGGTATAAACTTAAGAGCGTCTTGGAGGCGTTCGATAACGTGGTACATAACATATGAGCGGAGCAAACTTAGACGGGTATAACACCCCCAGAGAAGGCATACATAAAGCCGAATTGATAAAGCGTGTAGATAAGATTGAGGCTGATATAGATGCAGTCAAGGATGTACTCTATGAACTAATAACACTACTGGAGCAATGGGTAAATAAGAATGAAAACACCAAAGCACTACGACCTAGCGATACAGCCGATTGATTTTATTTTAGAAAATAACATGGGGTTTGTTGAGGGTAACATCGTCAAGTACATCTGTCGGTATGACAACAAGGGTGGTGATGATGATCTTGAAAAGATCAAACATTACTGTGACATACTAATCAACAAGGGTAAACATGAACTGCCCTAACTGCGAAACTGAAATGATCTGGGGAAGTGATTTTGATATTGATGATGACTTGGAAAATCATTGCGTCTTGAGTTGTTGGCACTGCCCTGATTGCCCAACCGAAGTTGAGGTTTACTATTATGATAAACCCATCTAAAGAACAGGAGCAGGAATGGGAGGAGCATAAATTATTATGCTTCGCCCGTTTCTGTTGGGTCAATAGGCACAAGGTTCATATGTGTAGAGACAATGTACAGCGTACATGGACACAGATATTCTTCAAGAAGCATGGCATCCATCTGGATGTCTATGCTGCTGATAGAATCAGACAGGGAAAGTCGAAGTCGAAAGTTGCAACTCCTGAATCCGTTCAACGCAGCCTCTGGGAAATGCAGTAATACCGTACACCTTCTTCTCTTCATCCAAGGTGTTGCCCACTTTAACTACATGATCATCTGCTGAGTGTAGCCAACCAACTGTTTGGAAGGGGGTGGGATCAACCTCATCCCCTTCCGTCCAGTCTGCTGTCGCTGTGATATCTAACCACAGTACCATAACAAGTTTTGGTTCAACCGCCATATGCTTCGTCCAGTGAATCTTCACGCATATCTTCTATAGCCTCTATTCTTAATTCAAGTTCTTCGATCATTTGATCACGCTCTTCATCAGAATACTTAGGCTCATTCTCTATATCTTTGATCCTATTATTAAGGTTGTCAATTCTCTTTTCAAACTGCTGTGTAAATCTCCACTCAAGTTTGTCGATATCCTTGGGTTGCACCCTGACACCGAATCCACTCATGGCTGCTGTAGCAGGAGAGTAATCGTCCTTTGATCTGGTGTACCCACCAAAGTCTTCAAGACCTTCAGCCCTCTTCTCCTTCTGTCTCTGATAAGATTCAATGCCAGTGACATCTTCCATAGCAGAACCTAATCCGTAAGGCAGACCATAGTCGCCCCAGTTAGGTGCAACATTACGAAGGGCAGCATCCATTCTTTCACCCTCTGGTATCTCCTTACCAGTGAAAGGTTCAACGCCAATACCGGGGTTATAAATTGCCCCTCCCACACCAAAACTAGGTTGGATAGATTTAGGCAATCCGGGTATCTGACCGATACCTGCAAGCCCTTGCTTCTCTCCGAACACACCTCCCGGCAGTAACCTTTCTAGGTTCAGCATCTGCACATCACCTGAGTCAGATAGATACTTACTAATGAACTCAGGCATTACGATGTTTGAGTTAGGCATGAAGGGTAACCCAAACATAGGATTATCATCTTGCATTGCCTTGATCTCAGCCAATCTTTCAGGGTCTATACCGCTTGTATTCTCACCAATAGAGTTTAATAGGTACATCATGTAAGCCCACTTAGCATACTTGACTGGATTCTTAGCGCCAACCTCTGCTAATCGTGGAACAATACCGTATGTATATGAGAAGAAGGGTAGCATCGTATGACGTATCGCCTGCAATGCAGGTGGTTGATAATCATAGTCAACAAAAAACTCCTTCGCTTTACGTTGTGCTTCAATCCTAGCCTTACGTGCGCCAATCTTAGGAGTAAGTTTCTTTAGTTCGGTTAGGTATAAGCCCGCCCTCCACAAATCATCTCCAAATGTGTAAGACTTCTCAGCCATCTTGTCTAACTTCTTGACTCCTTTACCAATCTTGTTAGCCAGTTCTAATGCACCCCGCACAGAGTTAGGAGAACCCTCAATCAAACCTTCATACCATTTGGCATTTTGGTTAGTGTATAACTTTGCTATATCAGAACCTTCATTAAGTTCCTTGATGAACGATGTACTTAACACTCCATCTTCCATCATCTGTTTGTACATTGGACCTTTGTTCTTGAGAAGCATGGTAGCATTAACAACTTCTCTTGCTGATCCTCCCGCTAGATCATACATCGCACCACTGGATACAATGTTACCAACCTGAACAGCCGGGTTCCATACCGTGTGAGCCTTCTTCCATAGTGCGTTTACCTTACGGTATCCATCAAACATAGCCTTCAAGTCTCCATGATCACCACGCTTGATCTCACGAAGGTTCTTTATCTCACGGTAGACATTCTCATCAACGTACTTACCCTGCATACGACCAAATGATTTATCCTTTGGTATCTGCTTTACATTGATGTCACCTTTAGATTTGATAATGTTAGGAGACTTAGCCATCTCATCCATTAGTTGACCCATAGCACGTTCACGTGCCATCAGCGCACCAGTCTTTTGCATGGCGTAACCTGCGTCTGTAATCTCACCCATCTTTAACTTTTCATCTTTAGTCCACTGTCTGCGAACCGTAGCCACATCACCTCTGTCCTTAAGAAGTTCCCACGGACCTAAGTCATCTAAGTTATCATGGTCAGACAATACTCTTTGCACTCCAAACTCATCAGGCTCTGACAACTTTAGTGTGCTAGTATCAACGTCCCTTACGTTTCCACGATGACGGAAGGCAAACATGGAACCACTATACTCTTCAACAAAGTTCTTGGATACCTCATGCTTCTTGTACGTGGTGCGAAGGTAGTCATCCACGTTTCGTGCAGCCACATTGCTATCAAGGACACCAAGGTCAACTAAGTGATCCATATACTCAGTGACCTTTGCTCTGTTTTCGTTTGCTATCTTCTGTAGTCTGGGTTCACTTGGACCCATCCACTTAGGGTTAGTCATCATTTCATATACGATCTGACGATCCCTGTATGGCAGGTTCATAATCTCTGTTGCTGTCTCTTCAAAGTCTCCAGTGTAAGCGGCGGTACGACCAGTCGCTCTCCTGAGAAAAGATACTGATTCATTATCCACTCCATAGTAGGGCACGAACCATTCACCAAACTGTTTGTTCCAGTCCTTGTCAGTAAGCCCGGCTTTGTGTGCCAGTTTAGGAGCCTTGAATGCAGCACCGCCCATAGCAGCACCCAACAATGTGTTGCGTATTCTCTCTTCAATTGTAAGAGGTGTACCATCTTCTCCTGTCATGGTAAATCCAATTCCCCCACCACCTGCTGCACCCATAACAGCAGGCTCTTTCATTCCTTTCCAAGCAAGTTCACCTATAGGTTCATACGCTTTCTGCAACCCCTTAACCGCAGGCGTAAGTGCAACACCGCCAACAGCACCCGCACCTGCACCAATAGTAGCGTTAATTGCCCTCTGTTCCAGAGTGTTTTCCATACCTGTACTTTCATCAATATATCCTGTTCCTCCAGAAGCAGCACCACCTATAGCACCCGACTTAGCGACCTGATACATCCGTGCGCCTGCACGAATCTTTGCAGCCGGTAGCATCCAACCCACTGGGTCAGCAATCAAGCCTAAGAAGTATCCTGCTTTGGCATAGTTTCCATAATCTTCACTGTCAAACAATGAGTTAAGGTGAGCCTCTTGCTCCCTCATCTCATCCTCTTGGTATCCTGCCCACTGAGTCACACCACGTACAGTATCTGTTACGCCTAGTGAACCGCCCTGAAAGAATGCCTTGACTGGATTCATACCACCTTCTATCTCAGCAACAGCAGCCTCCTCAGGCTGTGTTATCTGAAACTCCTCATCAGAATCAACCTTAAAAAAGGAGTCAGCATCTATAGTATCCCAATAATTTTCTGACATTAATTACCACCCATTTGTGATTGTAACCACGCTTGTGCTTGTTCTTCACCAACTTCTTTAACTAATTGCTGATATATACCTGTCATCTTTTGAAAGGCGACATTATCTGGTAAGGGTGCC